CCTTCGTTACGAATAATAACATCGGTCGAAAACAACCTTCTAAGGGTTGTAAATAAATTCTCTTGCTGTTTTTGTGTTTCTGCCATTAGTAATAATTATGCGAAGATTATAATAACCATCGAAGATCTTGACTTTCCATACCATTTTGACTTGGTATATCCATCATCCAAGGGTTACTGTTAAATGAACTGTTTGCGTTATATGCTTGAAAACCTGAATCGGTTTTTGTAAAATTGTTTAGACTGTTTCTTAAAAGACTGTCTGCTGTGTTTTTGTATCTTAAAGAAGTGTCTCTTAAATACATTCCTATTGCAAAAGCCATTACTAGATCGTCGTTATATCCGTTCATTGCTTGTCCGCTATCATTTTTCCAGATAAATACCCTAAGCTCTTCTAAAAGCCTTAGTGATCTTATGGTTACAAACTTATTCTCTATGAAATCTCTCATCTTTCCAATAACTAGTGGCTTTGTTTTACCTGTAGTAGAGAATCCTGGAACTAAAGCTGAATTTGAGGTCTGATATTTGTCTAGATACTTTTGAAAGTCCATTCCAATCTCTGTTCTATAGCTATAGTGTACATTTGGATATCCGCTTTCGACTACAGATTGAACTACATCCCATCCAATACTTGCATTTTCTACTACTAATAATGCATGATTATACTCCGTAGCTGCTGATAAAAGCACATTAGCGTACTCTCTTGTTCCTGGTTGAGATTTGTATTCAGCAACTTGTGTCATTGTCTCCATTTCTAAGACTTGAAAAGCAGAGAAGTCAGCACCATCGCCTCTTGCTACGTCAGCAATAACAGTATAGTACTTCATAGGATCGGGATATTCCCATATCCAGTAGCCTTTGTCCATGCCTCTCATCTCTAGAGGTTCTTTTAATGTATTTGCTTCGTACCAGTTTAAGACATCAGGAGGAATTACTGTGTTACCAGAAGTTACAAAGTCACAATCGCACTCTTGAGCTGCGCTTCTTACTCCAAGATCTTTGTCTTGTTGATCTCTCCACTCTTGATTTCTTTCAGGATGAACCGTCCAAGGTAAAGATATAGGTAAAAAACTGTTTTCTTTCTTTTGAGCCTTACTGTAAGTTTGGTGAAACCAATTACCTACGCCATTAGGAGTAGACAATGCTATAGCGCCACCACCAGTAGCCAATGTTTGTTGAGCAGAAGTAAAGATCTCTTCGATTCTATCAATAAACGCAGCTTCATCAATTACTAGCAAAGTTACTGCTTCAGATCTGGCTGCGTCTCCAGCTGCAGAAACAGCTTTAATCTGCGATCCATTGTTTAGTCTAAGACTTAATCTGTTGTCTTCTGAAGCTGGTATTTTAAGCCACGATGGTAGATTCTGATAGGCAAATCTAACCTTAGTTACCATGTTCTTTGCAGTAGCCTGAGTAGTTGCAATTACAAGAACGTTCTTATCTTTTTGGAATAACATTAACCACAAAGAATACGCGGATACTAAGGTCGATATACCTAACTGTCTTGATTTGTTAATTACAGAGAACTTATTATTTTGAAATAATCGTAATACTTTCTCTTGAAAAGGATACAGATTGAATAGCATTCGACCTCTTTGAGGATGCTGAATCATGTAGTACTTTTTCATAAAATACACAGGATCTGTTGCGCATTTTATAAACTCTTCTTTTACTTTATCCTTTATGGAAATTTGTTGTTCTGACATTATTTGGTGATGTACAAGTATCCAAGTCCACCAACAATTGCATAAGACAATATTTGCGTGAACCTGTATTTTACTTTTAGTTTTCTGTGTTGTTTATAAAGCTCCGAGTATTGCTTTTGCCAACCTTCTACTTTAGCCATTTCATTATTAACTTGACTAAGATAATTAAGTTCTTTAAGCTTATACATGCTTATAATACTGTCTTTAACTACGACCTTTTTTTCTGTAAGAGTTAGCTGGTCTTCTTTTACTTTTAGCATCGCAAAAGATGAATCTCCTTTAATGAGATCTTTAACAATCATTTTTGCTACTGGATAACTTATCTGTAGCTTACTAGTATCCGTAACGCTTTGCGAAAAAACTGTCGAGCTGAGTAGGAGTATAGCTATCAGCAGCTTTACTTTGTTCATGATAATATTCTTTTATTATTGTAGTTTTTTCTTTTACATGATCTATCTGATAGTCCAACTCTTTTATCTTTTCTTCTTCTAATAATATTGTACTATCGTAAGATTTCTGTTGCTTTTGAAGAGCGACTGTAACTTTTTGTAAGCTATCTAATTGAGCTTTAAAATCGCTAGAGATCTCTCTTTTTGTAGTTAATAATTGAATTGCAAAATACAATATTATTATTACTATTGCAATATACTGAATAATTTTAATAATAGGCAGCCAATTCTTTATGGTATTAATTGTTTTATTCATTTTTTATTGATTCTTCGTTATTTTAAGTCCTGGAGTCATTATATATAGAGATTTTCCTGCCCAACCTCCACTTGCTCTAGTTCTTAAAGTTAGCGGTATTTGCACTGTAGCGTCTATAAGAGAACTATTGAAAGATAATCCAAAAGATTGACCCCCTTCTTTAGTTTGTTTAATTACTGAAATACTTTCTATATTATCTTTAGAAGATTGAGTTAATAGTAATTTAGCGTCTTCATCAGAAGATACTTCTTTTATGGTTGATCCTTTTTCTGTTCCTATTAATAATTTATAGGGACATGGAGTAGATCCCTCTTCTATTTGTCCATATGTGTAAAATCCAATAGTTTTTAATAGATAGGCTAAATTTTCTTGATTTTTCCAATAATTGGATAAATTTTCTATTAATTGATTTCTATATAGGTAATAAAAGTCGTCTTTATAAAAATCAAGACCGTCCTTTTGAAACTCTCTAGCTAGATCCGCAAAAGCATCCCTACTTGCGCTTTCAGAATGTTTTTCTTTTCCTATTTTAAAAGCTTTTATAGCTTTTGACGCGTTCTCTCCTGTTATTTTTGAAGCTGCTTGATTCCATGATTTATCTACAATACTCTTAATACTTTCTTCTTGAGAAGCGTCTCCTAATTTTTGAGCGAATGCTGATAAACTTGTATTGAGTTTAGGAGTTGTATCTGCTCCTCCTGATGTGATCTTGTTAGAATATCCTACAAAAGATCCGTCTTTTAACTTTATAATTATGTCAGAGGGATTCTTTGAAGATATTCCCTCTGGCTTTCCTCTAGGAGTCCAATATAATTTAGAAATAGTTTGCTTGTTAGTTTTTAGATCAGACTTAACAGCTTTAGCGTTATTGATACCGATCTTTATGTCTCTTTCTGGACTTTCGTCTTTTGTGATCATATCGCTTAAATCCTGCATAGAAACCTCTTCATCTTCACCAGTAAATACTCCGCTATTTTTAAAACCTGGGTTCTTTGAGAATTTTATGAATTCTTTAGCAGCGCCGTCAAATGGATGCTTTATAAAGTATAGTGATAAAAATTCATTTACATTTGATGAAGCAGTTGAATCTTTTCGAGTTTCTGTACCATAATGACCTGTTACTTCTGACTTCACGGCTTTAATGTAATAATTTGTATCTTTTATGTCTCCATTTTGCTCTAATCCTATCTGAAATGAAAAACCACCTTTTTTATCTATCGCGGGTTTTCCTTTAGGTTCTGTAACATTTTTAAAAACGATTTTATTAGGATCAGCTTTAATAGCTTTCGCTACATCATTTTTAACATCGTCTTTTAAAGTATAATAAGGATTAAATCCTTTTCCTGTTTTGTAGTTTGGACTAACTGTTAATTCTTTGACTAAAGTTTTTTTTAATATTCCCTCTAGTATTTTTTTGTTCTCAGTCAACTCTTCTCCTCCAGTATCAGCTGTAGTGTCTACTTCTCCACCTCCTCCAGCTTCTGGCTCCATTCCACCACTAGCTCCGCCTTTTGCAGCCCAATCTCCTTCCATTCCTGTATTTTCTTCGTTTCTTGTAGCTTGTTCTGCGCCTTCAGGTCCTTGAGTTTTTAGCGGAGTTCCGAATCTAAGAAGTCTAGCGATTGCAGTCATGCATCTTTCTTTCTCACCGATTCCCATCAAATAATACTTTTTGCCCTCTATTGTAGCTTCATAAGCTTTTCCTAGATAAACTAAAAAGAAAAATTGACCGTTGTGCAATTGAATCTTAAACGTAGTCGGTTTTGGAGCCATTACAAAGATGCCATCAACATACTCTTGAAAGTCCTTAGTCATTAACTCGATCATTAGCTCATTAAGACTATGATACTTTTTAAGTATGAATGCCATAGGATCTGCTTCAAAAGAACCAGGTTTTGGATCTTCAACAGTTTCTTCATCAGAAGCTTCTGCGTCTACGTTAGTTTCTTCTTCCTCAGCTTCTGCTAGTAATCTTTTTAGAATTTCTAAGTCTTTCATGTTTTTTAGCAAATCTATCGAATTTTTCCGACAATAAAAAAATATATGTTCTTGGTTACTTTAAGAGATCGTGATACTCTTTGAAATGTTTAAGCCTATCTGGAAGTCCTATAGTTCCACCATTCACTCTTTTTGTTACTTCTGTTACTACAGCATCAGTCGCTCCTTTATCTGCGATCTTATGAAGACCGTTCTTATGGAAAAACCAAGCAGCAGATAATAACGGATATTTTGTAGCTACTAGATCCGGATTCTCTGTGATATTTTCTGCAACAACCAAGTCAAAGGCTTTATAGTTATCTTTACCAGTAAGCTGAATATAACCACGACCACGATACTTGTAACCTTCACCAGAAGTTTCAGGACCGTTACCCATACGACCGCCATATACCAAATTAGCGATTTTTTCTGGCTTTCTTTCATATAAAGCAGCTTTTTCTGGAGTTGGAAAATACTTTTTAAATATACCTAATAATCCTTTGGCTCCATAATTTAAGTTCTCGTTAACAGCTTT